CTCGTCCTGCTGGTCCTTCGCTTCCAGCACGTCGTCAGGCGGCACGATGATCTCACCGTCGATGCCGATGGTCTGTGCCACCGAGCGCAGGACCGCCGCGCGGCCCTTCTTGCCCGTAATCTCGATGTCGAGCGGGTTAGCCGTGATCTGCAGGAACTCAAGCTGACGAGCACGCTGCGTCTCACGCTGGACGGCCACGTTGACACCCATGACCTTGACGGACTCGTCGCCGCGCAGGATGCCCGACTGGTCGGTGAGCATCAGCATGTCGAACAGCTGACGAAGCAGGGGCTCCATCACATCCCGGTCGATATTGGCCGCGACAGTCTGTAGGATCTTCGAGGCGTTGCCCATCAGCATCGCCAAACCGGAAGCGGTGCGTCCAGCGCCCCCGGATGTGCCGCTTCCACTCACATATTTCGGAATGGCTGACAGGTCGTCAGCGATATTGTTGAACTCCTTGTAAACCGTGAGCAGCGCCTGGGCGTTCGAGGTGGGCTGGAAGAACGAGATTGGCACCTGCGAGTTGTTACCCAGCGGGTCAGAGGTGATGTGCCACCGCTTCCACGGATATAGTTCTTCGCCGTCCTCGTCAGCCGACAGCCGGTCGTCATTGACCACCACCTGCGGGCCAGAGGAGATGGCCAGATTGTTGACCAGGGCACGCAAGGAAGCGTTACACACTTCCTGAATGTCATCGAGGATGTCCGGCAGCCCGTTACCTACCGGCGTACCAGGCATCTTCTCGAATGACGTGATGAAATAGGGGTGTCGGTTGCGAGGGGAGGGCGAGAACTGGACCTTGATAACGTGCCGCCCGATCAGCCAAGCCTGGACGTAATAGTCGCGGAGCTCGTCGAACTCCTTGCCCCCCAGCAGCTTGTCCTCGATCCCATACTCCTTGAGCAACTTACCCTGCACGTTGCCGTGGTACTCAAGACAAGTGATGATCCCGGTGTCGTTGGTATGGGGGTTTTCGCGGTTCTCAGCCTCGGCTCGCTCGCTGTCGGTTGAATCCCAGTGCTCATAGAGACCGTTGGAGTAGTCCTCCAGAACCGCCCTTACGGCCTCATGGTTGTATCCTGGCAGGTCGAGCAGGTCGTTGAGCTCGGCCCGCGTGATGGTCGTCCGTTCGATGATCTCGGCGTCCTCGATGTCATTGACACCGGGGGACCAGTAGAGGTCGAAGGGTGAAACGCGCTGCCAGTAGAGGCGGGGTTCCTGGGATACTTCCGGTACGCCACCTTTCCACGTTACCTTCGGGGTAACCTTGACCACCGGACCCTTGATGCACGCAAATGGGAAGAGGGGGAGGTCAACCAGAAATTCCGCCAGCGCCTTGTAGAAGCTGCCGTCGTTCAGGATCTCCTCGATCTTCTCTTCAGCAATCTGGGCGCGTTTTGCCGCCTGCTTCTTCTCCGCCTCACGCGCCGCTTCCATGAGTTGCATGGTGCGATCTCTGATGATCCCAGGATCGACTGGCTGGCCCGCCTGCTGGAGATACATCACCTCCGAGTTCACCAGCGTCTGGATCTTGGCAATGATTTCTTCCGGCACGTCGGGATCTGCGGGGGCGGCGATGCCCCACGAGCGATCAGGCGTCAGATACACATCCCGAAGCAGCGAGCTCGCTGTCCTGCACTTCATCGCAATGATGCGTGCATAGACCTTGGAACCCCCGAACTTCTCGATCTCGTGCAGCTTCTCGGCGTCATACTCGCCATTGAAGGTTCGTAGCGCGGAAACAAGGCGCTCGTTCCACCCGGAGCTTGAATCCCGGTGGTTCCGAAACACCTCGAACCTCGTCCGAATATGGCCAGCAAGGGAGGTCAGCGCCTCGTCAGAGACGGCGCTTGACTGTTTAACGCGCTCCTCATCCTGCCGCTTCAGCTCTGTTTCCAGCTCCGCAGGCGGAACAACACGGAGGGCGCCTCGTGTCGGATGCGTCTGGACCATGATGCTCTTATACAGTAAAGCTAAAGAACAGTGCAAATACTATTGAGTTGCATCATGGTTACATCAGGCACTTCCCTATTCCCACTTAATATCGGAAATGACAAACTGTTACATCTGGCACGTGAAATCGCCATTGATCATTACAGTATTGAAGACATACTGAAAAATCTCCAAATCAGCACGAAAGAGTGGGAATCCATACAATCGTCCGACGCCTTCCAGGCCCTTCTCGCGGAGCAGATCCAGGCTTGGCACTCGGTCACCAACACTCACGAACGCACCAAACTGAAGGCTGCGTCACTCATCGAACACTGGTTGCCTGAGGCTTACGCCCGCCTCTCTGACCAGAGCGAAGCCCTCCCTGGAAAGGCAAAACTGTTTGAAGTTTTGATGAAATTGGCCGGTATGGGATTGACCCAAAATGGTGCAGGGGAAGGCGGCGGAGAGCGTTTTTCGGTCACGATCAACCTCGGTGCCGACTCGAAGCTGACATTCGAGAAGGAGTTACCCGCCAAAGTAATCGAAGGGGCGTCAGTAGAGGTCAAAGATGACTGAAATCACCTACATTGCCCCGCCGACATGCGCCCGTTTCATGAAATCGGACAAGTTCGGCAGGTTGATCGCGGGGCCAGTGGGTTCCGGCAAGACTACAGCCTGCATTTTCGAGCTCTTCCGACGAGCATGTGAGCAGGAACCCGCCCCAGATGGCCTCAGATACACCCGTTTCGCCATCGTCCGACAGACCCTCAAGCAGCTGAAGGACACCGTTCTCAAGGACATCACCGCCTGGCTCAAGGGCATGGGCACCTTCAAGGTCTCCGAGAACACCATTTTCGTCACCATCGGAGACGTTCGCTCAGAATGGCTCCTCATCCCCCTCGATACCCCCGAAGATCAACGCAGACTGCTCTCCATGCAGCTTACCGGCGCATGGCTATCCGAGTGTATCGAGATGGATGTGGGGCTCATCTCCCCGCTTGCAGGNCGCGTAGGACGCTATCCCAGCGCTGCAATGGGCGGTGCGACGTGGTTNGGCATGATTGCCGACACCAACATGCCCTCCGANGGCTCGCCGTGGCACACTTTCATGGAGCTCAACACTCCCGAGGACTGGGAAATCTTCATCCAGCCCGGTGGGATGGACGTGGACGCCGAAAACCTCGAATGGCTCACCCAGACACCCGAGACCCTCAAGCTGCCCCCAGATGACCCTCGCAGGCGCGCACAGGGCCGCACCTACTACGAACGCTTCATCCGCTCGAACTCGGCGGACTGGTGCAAGCGTTACGTACACGCGCAATATGGCGATGATCCTTCCGGCACGGCGGTTTTCCGCGAATCCTTCAAGATGTCCTTCCACGTCGCACAGGAAGGGCTCGAACCTATCCCCAACCGTCCCCTGCTGATCGGTCAGGACTTCGGACGTGACCCCTGGAGCATCATCTGCCAGCTCGACCACCTTGGAAGGCTGCTCGTCCTCGAAGAAGTGCCAGCCGAAGACGTTGGGCTTGAGATGCACATCGAGCGCTCGCTACGCCCAGCCCTCATGGACCCGCGCTATATGGGCCTGCCCATCGCCGTCATCGGCGACCCGTCAGGGGTGGCAAAGAGCTCGATCTACGAGGAGACGTGCTTTGATGCGCTTAAGCGGCTTGGTTTTTCTGCTTTTCCCGCTCCCACCAACGATCTTGAGCCGCGTCTTATGGCCGTCGAGGCTTTTCTTCTCGGACAGAGGGATGGCGGGCCAGCGATAGTGTTTGATGGTGCAAGGTGTAAGACTCTCGTTCGCGGGATGTCGGGCGGCTACCGCTACGGAAAGACCAAGAGTGGACAGCGCAAGCCAACACCCGAGAAAAACCAGTATTCGCACCCTTGCGACTCCCTGCAATACGCCTGCCTCGCGGCACGCGGAGAAATGACGGAAATGATTGCCCGTAAGCTGACAAGGCGTACAAAGCGCCCACGCAACCAGGTCAGCGCCATGGCCTGGACATGATGGTCGGCAGGGTCAGACTCTGACCAGCTGCTCATAGGCAGCGTCAACGATCTCCTTCAGCCACGCCCTGGTCTGATCATCGAACACTCCACCGCAGGTGGTGATCTTGCCATCGTCCTGTATGGCGATGAGGACCACCGTCTTTGTCGGGTCTATGCTCTGCATCGCGCGGCGGAAGACAAACTCCCGGTCATCCATAACAACGCTATTGGCGACCTTGGGAGGGGGGCTGGGCGCGTTTTCTGGTTTTAGCAGTGCCAACCACTGGGCACGCAAGAATGCCTCTCCAGCAAGCTCTGAGAGGCTTTCTGAGGCCATGCAGTATGCGCATACGGCTTCACCCGCACCCGTGATGTGGTAAGTGTAGCACCCGCACTCGCAGATCAGCACTTCCTGGTTCGGATTACCCTGCTGTGGGAAGGGAATAACCTCACTCATCGGACCATCCATTCTTTCGGTTCCAATACGAGCGCCACACTTCACGCCAGTCCCGGTTCATCTCCTCCCACGTGTCCTCGTGGAGGATCGGGGAAATGGCGAGGATGAAGAAAATCATCGCCACGATGAAGATGATGAACTCCATCACCCTGCAACCTTGGCGCTGGGCTGGCGGACGGACTGGCTGAGCCACTCGGCAACGTCCACGAGCCTGTAGAACACGGATTTTCCGACCTTCACAAAGGCCGGCCCCTTACCCTCGCACCGCCACATCCTGAGTGTGTTGGTCGTCAGGCCGAGGGCATTCGCCATGTCCTCTTCGTTCAATAGTCCGATGTTGTGCCGGGTTACGGCACGCTGGGGGGTGGTGTTCGTGATCTCCATATGAAAACTCCGGCTACTATACCGAAAGTATAGTAATCCGGAGTCTCAAGTACAACGTCATATAATTGTAATATATTTGTAACGTTTGTTTTTTGGTTTTTTACATTCCGAAATTGAACACGATTATCAGGACTGTCACGGTAATCGCAATACCTACCCCTGCACCGCTTTTCCAGTCCCAGGACAGCCAGCCAAGGATTCCACCGATCACCAGTCCTGGCAGTAGGTAACCAAACCCTCTCGCAGCTTTCAGGGCCATGGCGCTTCTTCCGGCAGGGGTGAGGCTGGAGAAGAACACGATGGCGGTTATGGCGAGGATGACCGCGACAAGTATTCCTGCCCGCAGTCCGGGGGAGTTTCTGAGTTTCTCAAGCATGTGTCCTCCTGCACCCGTGTGTTTGCTTGGCGAGTTTTGTTCGGGGTGCGTGAATAGTCAAGCTGCAATGTAACGATGATGTAATGTTGTTATTTTTTGACCTGGATATTTCCTGACCACCTAACAAAGGCCGGGGCCGGGCGGGGGGGTCGTGGCCAGTCGGGGGGCCGGCCTGCCCCAAGCCCCCGTCCCTAGGGTGTAGGAAGCGGCAAGCGGCGCAAGCCCCCCGCTCCTGCGGCAAGCGGCAAGCGCCGCAAGCCATGCTCATTCTCATACCCATGCGGCGAGTATGCGGCGATGAGCACGGGCCGGGTTATTCCCTGACCGTGCCGTGCGGAAAGTCGAAACTGGGGCAGCGTGCGAGTGATCGCATAGCGGGTGCTACCTAAGTGGTCACACCATCGGATCTTAGCAACGTCCTATGGTCGGGCCCAGGGGAGCGGGCAGGGGAGTCTGCCCATAGGGTCATCATACCAGTAACTCCCACGCGCAGCCCAGCTTCGCGTGCCACCTAAGGTATCTCCTAGGAAGGTAACGCCTTAGGTGCAAAAAAGCTGGGCCGATCTTTGGCTGGCCTCATGCAAGAGCATAGGCCAGCCATTGTTACCTTCCAAAGCAACCATCAAACCATCATAACAATCAATGGTTGCTCTGTAAGGTAACATTCAACCATTAGGTGTTATCATGGCCAAGTCGAATCTCCGTAACAAGCTCCGCATCCAACGCGCTCGCCGCGAAGCCCGCGAGCTGTCCCATGTTGAGTACACCAAGCATCCATACATCCGCATCGGTCTGGACAAGCAGGCCGCCCGTGAATTGTGCGCTTCGCTGGCGTCTCATGCTGCAACTGCGAAGGGCGAGACTGTTGTGGCGCATGGTGCAATGGTCACGGAGCTGCGAGCTGTTCGCGATCCGAAGCGCCCGCGCAAGTATGGCGTCATTCGTCCGGCGCTCTGGACCGATCCGAGTCGCGTTGCCTATGGCGGCGGCATCTATCGCGGCCGGCATCAGTAACATCAAACCATCGGAGCATGTCATGACTGCAATCTCGAACGATAAATACGAAAGCACCGGCGAAGTTACTCAGTGCGGGTCAGAGACGCTCTATCGCATTCGCGCCAAGCGTGACTTTGGTAACGTTAAAGCCGGCGACCTAGGCGGATGGATCGCCAGTGAGAAGAATCTGGCGACCGACGGTGATGCGTGGATCTTCGACAATGCGGAAGTCTCCGGAAACGCGCGGGTCTTTGGTGATGCGCTAGTCTTTGGTGATGCGTTGGTCTCCGGTGATGCGCTGGTCTTCGGCAACGCGCACGTCTCAGGCGATGCGTGGATCTTCGACAATGCGCAGGTCTCCGGTAATGCGCGGGTCTTTGGTGACGCATACGTCTATGGCAACGCGCACGTCTCAGGCAACGCGCACGTCTACGGTGACGCCAGGGTCTCCGGCAACGCGCACGTCTCAGGCGATGTGCACGTCTCAGGAGATGCTCGGGTCACTGACAACGCGCACGTCTCAGGCGATGTGCAGATCTTCGACAATGCGCGTATCTTCGGCAACGCGCACGTCTCAGGCGATGCGCGGATCTTCGGCAACGCGCACGTCTCAGGCGATGCGTGACGCGAAAGCGGAGCGTCTAATGGTTGCATCGTGTAATGGTGCAATGGTTGGTTGGTGCGACCTTGCGCGAGACGGGGCTACAACCGGCACGTGCAAGGTCGCTCTAATACAAAAATCTAAAGTTCCAAGTTCCAAGTTCCAAACACACACACCCTTTTCCTGACGCGCGACCCTCTGCAACGTTCGTGCAACAATCTGCCATTCAGAAAGTTGGTGTTAGAAAAAAAACTTGGAACTTGGAACTTTGCATGTAACTTTTTGAAAAGTTGTTGGCTTATCAATGACTTAAGTTGTCATAATGGAACTTGGAACTTTAAAAAACTTGGAACTTTAAAACATGGAACTTTACAACCATAGCACGAATAAAACCTGAGTTTACCGGATGACGCTAGTAAAATGGAACTTTGCACAAATGTTTCACCAGCGTTAATTCGGAAAGTTACACGTTTGTGTTGAAACAATTTCATTGGCAAAGTTGGAACTTTAGACAAGTATTCATTCCGCGCACTCACGCCACACGACTGCCGGGTTAGTAACTTTCCAAAGTTACAGTAATGTTTCCCGTTTGTGGTGAAACAATTGCGCCACAAACATAACCTTAAGAGGTAATGTCATGGCTACTTTGAAGCACAACACGACCAATGATCA